AGGCACGGGAACCACGCCCCCAGCTGTACATAGGCGTCGTCAATGCTGTGTGGGTCGGCGATCCACTCGGTTTCCTCCGGCGAGGATGCTTCCAGTCGCCGTGCCTTGCAGCGCTCCCGATACGCCTGCTGGGTGGCGAGGATGCGGTCACGGTTGGCGAGGTAGCGGGCGTGGCTCTGCACTGCGGCGCAGTCCTTACAGATATACCGGCTGCGGAAGTTCCACGAGGGCTGGATTCGCCCGCATTGTTTACAGGTTCGGCGTGACATGGCGGATCACCTCAATCATTCTGTGTGAACTCGATGGGTTGGATCATCTCCGGCAAGAAGTTGATCTCGTAGTGATACGGGTCAACGTGTGCGCCGCTGATATCCTCCACCGTGTAGACCGTCCACTCGTTCAGGTACACATAATCCACCTTGTACTGATTCTGGGCGACTTCCAGCGTCACGACAAGCTCGTGATTGCTGTTGTTCGACAGAGAAAAGTACCCGATCAGTTCCAGAATCGGCTTGTCCGTTCTGGCATTGATAACGGACAGCCGGCGTTCCACGTTGAAATAGTCTGCTTCTTTCTGGACGTTGTATGTGGCTCTCTCCGCCTCCGTGCAGCCAGTCATAGATGCAGCCATCATGCATGCAGCAGTTACAGCTGCGATAATTCTTTTCTTCATGTGTTAGTTCTCCTTGTTTTGTCTTTTCGCTCGGTTTATGCTCGGTCAACGCTCGCGTGCGTTAGGCTTACGCTCGGCGTGCGTTAACCACCTAAATTCGGGAACGGGCAATCCCATACATAGTCGGTATAGTGAATTTTTGACCTGTCTGCAATCTCTCCTTTTTCCACGATGATTTCCTGACTAAATTCTTCGCCCCGTTCGCAACCGTAAAGTCTGAAATCGACATTGTATTCTCGGGACATTTCTACAAACGGTTCTGCATCGATTTCCCATGCTGCTTTGAATTTCATGCACAGTACCATGTAATAAGCACAACCGCTGGTAATGTACACGCCCTGCTGTACAAAATGACGACGTGTTCCTTTGATATGTGCTGTTTCTTTGACGTTGACTTCGATTTCTTCCCCGTCATAATCGATAACTTCCACACCGTCAATATCTTTGATCTGATTTCTTTTTCCGTTTTCAATTTCCGTCCGATACACAGACAAGTTTTCTTCCACCCATCGTTTTACATCTGCGAATTCTCCACGCACTTTCAGCGTACCTTCACACCAATTTGGCATATCACTTACTCCTCCTCATACCCGATGCATTCACACACAATGCCATACGCTTCGTCGATTTCGATCATGTCATTGCCGATAACCTCCTCGCTGGAATTCCAAAATCCCCTCCTGATCTGCTTCAGCTGTTCCTCGGTAACCAGCACGCCGGACTTGCCATGTAGCGTGTCAAACGCCGTCATGATCCGTGATACCATTTTCTTGTCCTCGCCGCAGATGATATACACTTCGTCCTCAAACTGCTGTCTTGTTTCTTCGTCGATCATTGTCTACTCCTTTCCGCCTGTACGTCCAACTGGTCTACGTCAATGCCGTATGTTTTCCGCAGGTATGCGATTGCGACGTAGGCTATGCTAGTTGATTTCATGTTCCTCTGCCTCCTCGATCTCCACAAACAACCCCGGCATATCTGCCCAGAACTTCTCCACCACTGCACTGTAGATCTGCTTGTCATCGTTCCAGTAGTGCAGCCGGGTCATGATGTCGAACAGTGCCTTGCACAGGTTGTCCACGTCCGGCTTGTTGGTATAGGGTTCGCCGCTTTGGTGCTTTGCCTTTCTGGGATAGCACCACTTCACCACCACACGAATCGCACCGCTGTACGGCTGCTCCGGAATGTGCTTCATGAGATGGGCGGTCAGCTTTGCCTCTGCCTCGCCGTTCCCACGCTGGTAGAACCGGTGCCGTCCCTGCTTGTCGATGGTATGCCCCATCTGCTGGTGCGTACTGGTCGGCGGCAGCATGGGCAGGAAAAATGTTGTCATGTTCGTACCTCCATTTCTGGTTTTTTCGGATTCGCTTTTGTCAATGTCAGACGACAAGTGTTACAAGAGTGCCGTGCATTCGCACTCTTGTTCCTTGTTGTCATTGACGGTCAATGTTGCGACAGCGACAAGAGTATATATTATATACACTGTTGTCCTTGTCCCTGCCCCAGCGAATTTTCTTTGTCAATCGTCCTAGCGAATCTCCGAAGGGTGTGCGCATTCTGCCCACCCTTTGGAGTTTGCGTTGACGTGCGTTTTTGCGAAGCGAAAAGTATATATTTATATATACAGTTATTTCGTTCGCAATTTCGCACCATTATTTGTCATTTTCGGGGCTGCTGTTTTGTATGACGTTTCCATTTTCCAGACTGAAATCATGGTACTTCTCAACACGCTTTTCAATCGTTCGGCGTGTTAAGCCTAAGTACTCCGCCATGTCGTTGACAGAAACTTTTCCATCCATGTTGCAAGCGTTGTAGGCATTTACAAAGGCAGCTCTTCGGTCTGCATCTTTTGCCTTTTCTGTTTGCCGTTTGGATTCCCCACGTTTCTTATTCCCCCGCTGAAACGGCTGCATCTCGCTTTCCGTCTGCAAGTCTTTCAGCACGCCCACGGTGTCCTCCACATGCACCGGATACCGAAACCACAGGTTCTTCGGCTCGAACTTCGGGAACTCCCGGAGCGTGCCGTCCAGCCGCCATGCGGTTCGCTGTCGCACCGTCTGCTTGACTGCCTCGATCTCGCCGAGAAAACCCTCGTACACCGCCGGCGGCAGATTGTCCCGGCACAGTTTCAGGGATTCCACATGACTGAGCAGCTCGTCCGGTGCGGCATCCGCCAACACTGCCGGAGCGTGCTGCCGCAGCTTCTCAATGCAGGCTTCGCAGATGGCAGAATTGGTCTCCTGTTTGAGGATCTCGTCCGTCAGTTCCAGTTCCGTCATGTCAATGAGTGCGTCCGGATCACGGGCAAACACGCCGCTGCCGGAGGCACGGTCCATACTCCGCTTGCCGCCCTGTGCCCCCTTGCTGTGGTGGTGGCAGTAGATCACCGCACAGCCCAGCTGGGTGCACACCTTGTCGAACTGGTTGCAGAAATGTGCCATCTGGTCGGCACTGTTCTCGTCTCCGGTGATGACCTTGTAAATGGGGTCGATGATGACGGCGATGTACTGCTTTTTCTTGGCTCGCCGGATAAGCTTCGGGGCAAGCCTGTCCATAGGTTCCGTCACACCACGGAGATTCCAGATGTCAATGCTCCGGAGATTCGCCGCCGGCAGTTCCATTGCCTGATACACGTCCCGGAACCGGTGCAGGCAGCTCGCCCGATCCAGTTCCAGATTGACGTACAGCACACGCCCTTTGGCACACTGCCAGCCCAGCCACCGCCGCCCCTCGGCAATGGCAATGGACATCTCAATGAGGGCATAGGACTTTCCGGCCTTGGACGGTCCGGCAATGAGCATCTTGTGTCCCTGCCGCAGCACGTTCTCGATCAGCGGCGGCGACAGCTCCGGCATATGCTCCCACGCCTCCGCCATGCTCTCGAACTCCGGCAGATCATCGGTGACGCTGTCGATGTAGTCTTTCCATTCCGCCCACGAACTCAGCCCGATGTTGGTCGCCACCAGAAACTGCTTTTTGCCGTTCCGCAGGATACCCGGCATACGGGAGAGCCGGGACGGGTTCCGGTTCTGGCGGTCTACCTTCAAGCCGTTCTTGTCGCAGACTTCGTAGAGGAAATCCACCCGTTTCCGGTATTCTTCGTAGTTGGGAGCGTCCACACGCACAATGGCGTGGAGGCTCTTGCTGCCGCTGTAGACAAGGCAGGCAATGGGCAGCTGCATTTCGTGGAGAATGCCGTTCTGCCGTTCCACGTCCAGCACGTCCGATTCCACCAGTGCATAGCGGTATTCCGTGACGTTCTCGTTTTTGCCGCCCTTGCCGTCCAGGGGATTGAACCGGATCCACGCTCCGGCTTCTTCGGCGTAGTCCCCGACGACTGCCCCGATGTCGCCGCCGCACTTGCCCAGTGCTTCCAGCAGCTGCCCGGCGGTACGGTCGCAGCAGCCCGATGTGGGCAGATACTTGCCGTCCTTGTTCTGCCACGTTTCCGTCACATAGCCCACGAAATCTTCTGCTTCAAACAAGGTTTCGATGTACCGGGAAAGCTCCTGTGCCGGATTCCACGTCTGCGGCTCCGGAATGGGAATATCCTGTGCCTCTTTCCGGCTGGTGACCACATAGTCCTCCCCGATGTAATCATCCCAGCCGAGGGCTCTGGATTCTTTCGGGGCGCTCTGGGGACGATAGCCGTTTTCCAGTGCCATGTGTACAATTGTTCCGGCAGTGACCGGGTGCTCTGAGCCGGCGAAAGACCGCCACTTCTTTTCGCACTCGCCGCTGTGATACCGGGCGGTGTCACGCTGTGACCAGCTGTCCCAGAGGGAGCAGTCATAACCGGAATCTTTCAGTGCCATGCCCACCCCGCACCACTCCTGATAGGTCAGGGTTGCCGGGTCGATGTAGTCCAGCAGTTCGTCTAAGTTGTCGTCTTTGTAATCCATTTATCCATGCACCTCCGGCACATACTCCGCCGCTGTGATCGACCGCGGCACACGCCAGCCGTTTGCGGCAATGCGGTTGATGAGATTCTTTGCCGCATCGAAGGACCAGCCGCCAACATGCAGAAAACCGTACTTTTCCAGACAGCGTATCTGTTTCGGGGTAGCCAGTCCGCTGATCTGCCGCTGTGCTACCGTGCGGAGAATCTGCTCCGCCTTTCCGGCACTCTCCACCGCATCGGGGTTGATGCCCCGTTTTTCCAGGTCTTTCTTCTGCTTGTCCGTCGGCGGACTGGATTCCCACCCGAACGCCGGCACATAGCCGGTCAGATCCCGGGACTGGATCGACATCTCGTACTGCAGGGGGTCTACCAGCCTGGACTTCCGCTTTTTCATGGATTCCAGCTGCTCCGCCAGCTTGGACTCCCGGTCTGCCACCACGTCCTCGGACGCTTTGCTTTCGGCTTCCTCGATGTCCACCGGCACGCCGGGCTGCTGCTCCAGCTGCTGTGTCATTTTCTGCTGCACTTCCTCGTCCTCGCAGATGAGGCACGCCGGACGGCACAGCTCGTGCTTTTCCGTGTTCCACAGAAAATCCAGCAGCAGAAGGTGGTCTTTCCCCTCTGCCAGCCGTGTGCCGCGTCCCACCATCTGGCAGTACAGGGCACGGACTTTCGTCGAACGCAGCACCACAACGCAGTCTACCTCTGGGCAGTCCCAGCCCTCGGTGAGCAGCATACTGTTGCACAACACGTTGTATTTGCCGTCGGAAAAGTCCTGTAAAACTTGTTCCCGGTCGTCGGATTCGCCGTTGACCTCTGCCGCCCGGAATCCGTGCTGACAGAGAATATCCCGAAACTTCTGGGAGGTTTTGACCAGCGGCAGGAACACCACCGTCTTCCGGTCGGCACAGTGCTTTGCCATTTCGGCAGCGATCTGGTCGAGATAGGGATCTAACGCCGTGGCAATATCCCCTGGCTTGTAATCTCCGGCAGCCGTCCCCACATGGGTAAAATCGATCTGCACCGGCACAGTCAATGCCCGGATCGGCGTTAGGTATCCCTCGTGAATGGCTTGCGGCAATGTGTATTCATACGCCAGGCTGTCGAATACCTTGCCCAGATTCTGCTTGTCGCCCCGGTCGGGCGTTGCCGTCACGCCCAGCACATGGGCATTGGAAAAGTGATCCAGTATCACCTGATAGCTGCCGGAAATGGCGTGGTGTGCCTCGTCGATGATAATGGTCTGGAAGTAGTCCGGCGGAAACTGGGCAAGGCGTTTCTGCCGCATGAGGGTCTGAACGCTGCCTACCGTGACACGATACCACTCTCCCAGACAGGTCTGCTCTGCCTTTTCCACGGCACATTTCAGACCGCAGGTGCGTTCCAGCTTGTCCGCCGCCTGCTGGAGCAGTTCGCCCCGGTGTGCCAGGATCAGCACCCGGCTGCCGCTGCGGACTTCGTCCTCGGTGATCTTGGCAAAGACAATGGTCTTGCCGCACCCGGTGGGCAGCACCAGCAGCGTCCGGTTTCTGCCCTCGTCCCACTCCCGGTGCACGGCTTCTCTCGCCGCCTGCTGATAGGGTCGCATTTGCATTTTGCATCACTCCTTAAAACTGTCCCCTGTTCCAGCCGCCCTGAGGGGCGTTCTGGGGCTGCTGCCACGGCTGTGCATTGTTCTGCGGATACGAGGGCTGGGGTGCAGTGTAGAGCTGCTGCGGGGCATTCTGAGTGGTCTGGGGCTGATCGTAGGACGGGTACAGCTTGTCGATCTGGTTTGCCTGTCCAGTTCCGCCGCCGCCCCGCTTTTCATAGGTGCGGATTTTCACATGGCACACGCCGGACTTGCCGCACACCTGTGACCAGTTCATCTGTGCCGCCTGCCCTTTCTGTTTCATGCCGATGCTGGCGAAAAACTCGGACAGCTTCCATTCCATTTTTGTGTGCAGAAACAGGTTCTCCTGCAGGAGAATGCTGCTGCCGTCCGGGCTGAACACCCGGAAGTAGACGATTGCCTTATTGCAGGGCGGTACTTTCTCGCTGCCGGCATGTCTGGCACGGTCGAACTTCTCCACGGTAAAGCGGTAGTCATCCTCCGGCAGCAGAATAAAGCTGCTCTCCTGCTGGATCTCGTCATCCCAGCCCAGTTCGTGCCCCTGTGCGGATGCGTTGGTGTTGTACTCAGTCATATGAATCTTCCTTTCTTTTTCCGGAGCGTTGCCCCTCATGTTTTGAAGCATGTGCTTCTATAAGTAGTGGTTCTGCGGACAAAAGTTGTACGTCTGCGTACAACTATGAATGAGAATTTACAAAATATCCGGAGAAGGTTTTCATTTCAGCGTCAAAACGGCACGCTGCGGTTCTGCTGTATCATTTCCACGATGTTCTTCCACCACGGGATGCACCAGCCCTCCACGAAGTCCTGGGGATAGCTCTGCACGGGCATATCTGCGGGGAAGTAGCCCTTGCTGCCGACCACTGCCTGCAATTCCGACGGCTGCACCTGTGCGGCTGCCATAAGCTGTGCCAGCTGGGGTGCGATGCCGTCCAGAATGTGCTGGGTCTGGACATCTTCGGTGGTCTGCCGGGGCTCTGGCAGCTGTCCGTCTGCGGTAATCAGCAGCTCCGATTCCGCCAGATCCTTTTCCGTGGGCAGTCCGGCAGCCTGTGCCTTTTCTATGACCTGCTGTGCTTTCGGAACAGGTGCGGCAGCTGGTGCAGGTGCCGCAAAGACGGACGCAATGGACGCATATTCCAGGGGCAGCATTTCCGGCAGCCCGAACCGGTTTTTCGCATCCCACCACGCCGTTTTCGTGGTGTACATCACACGGTTGCAGGCAGTCGCCTTGTGCTTTTTGCCCTTGTCGTCGGTGGCGATGACGTGGGTCTGGAACGCCAGAAACAGGGTGATGTCTGACCACTCTTTCAGCAGCGGTGCGATCTTGTTGGTGGTCTTGTTCCCCAGTTTCAGTTCCCAGTGGTCGAACTCTGCGTCGATCTCCGGCAGGGATGCCTTTCGGGTGACGGCGTGGCAGAGCAGTGCCACATTGACACCAGCCTGCACAAGACGTTCTGTACTGTCCAGAAACCGTCCGATCTCCTCCGCCTCGTACTCCCAGCCCTTGCCGTAGCCGAAACCCTCGATGCCGTTGACCTGATGCTTGCTGCACAGCTGGGCAATGGCGAGGCGTTCTGCCCAGTCGAAGGTGTCGATACACAAGGTCTGATACTGCCGCTGTGCGTGGGATTCCAGCACGAAGTCCACTTCCTGCTGGAGCATCTCCCAGCTGGTGGGCTTGGGCAGCCGCCGGACGTTCATCTTCGAGGTGCTGCCCTCGCAGTCCAGAAACACCGCTCCCGGTAGCTGTGCCGCCAGAGAGGTTTTTCCCACGCCCTCCTGTCCGTAGATGACCAGTTTCACGCCAGCACCGGTCTGAATGCCGTTTGTCTCCTGAAATTCCATTTAGAACGCTCCTTTCGTCCATGCTTTTTGAATGATCGGCGGTGTCAGCGGCTCGGTCTGCACCGGCTGTGCCGGACGGGTGTCCACAGAATAGCCGTCCTCAATGATGACACTGCACTCGTCCCCGGTAGACACACGGGTGGCAATTGCCTGCAAACCCTCCTGTTCCAGCCACTGCCCGAACTCCTGCAGGGTGACGCTGTCCATCTGTTCCAGCTTGTCCAGCAGCACAAAGCCGCAGTCCGGATTCAGCTTTCGCACAATGGCAGCCACCACTCGCAGCTGCTCTGTGCCGCTCATGCTGTCCCACTGCCTGCCGTGGTACAGTA